AATATTATACGGATGGCCGCTTTGGGATTTTGAATTTGAATTTCTTTTTGCTATTTACAATTATGCCATTAAGGTCCTCTACTATATATTGAGACCCATTCCCCGATTGCATGAGCAAGTTTTTTGAGACCCAATTGACCAAGTCAAATGGCACCCCCAAAACGGTTTTTAATAAATGCCAAAAATTTCTTTCTTACTTATCCCCAATGCTCTCTCACCAAAGAAGAGACACTTTCCCAATTACAAAACCTCAAAACCCCAACAAACAAAAAATTCATCAAAATCTGCAGAGAGCTTCACGAAGATGGGAGCCCTCATCTCCACGTGCTCATTCAGTTCGAGGGAAAATACAAGTGCCAAAATAACAGATTCTTCGATCTGGTATCCCCAACCCGGTCAGTACATTTCCATCCAAACATTCAGGGAGCTAAATCCAGCTCCGACGTCAAGTCCTATATCGACAAGGACGGAGACACCCTCGACTGGGGAGAGTTTCAGGTCGACGGAAGATCTGCTAGAGGGGGTCAACAATCAGCCAACGACGCTTACGCCCAGGCACTTAACAGCGGAAGTAAGTCGGAGGCTCTTAATGTAATAAAGGAGTTAGCTCCTAAAGATTATGTTTTACAATTTCATAATTTAAACGCTAATTTAGATAGGATTTTTACACCTCCGATGGGGGTTTATGTTTCGCCTTTTTCTTCTTCTTCTTTTGATCGAGTTCCGGACGAACTCGAAGAGTGGGCGGCGGAGAACGTGGTGGCTGCCGCTGCGCGGCCTTTGAGACCTCTCAGTATAGTGATAGAGGGAGATAGTCGCACAGGTAAAACAATGTGGGCCAGATCATTAGGACCACATAACTATTTATGTGGACACCTGGATCTGAGTCCAAAGATATACAGTAATGAGGCGTGGTATAACGTCATTGATGACGTAGACCCGCATTACCTAAAGCACTTTAAGGAGTTCATGGGTGCCCAAAGGGACTGGCAATCAAACACAAAGTACGGGAAGCCAGTTCAAATTAAAGGCGGGATACCAACAATCTTCCTCTGCAATCCAGGACCAAATTCCAGCTATAAAGAGTACTTGGATGAGGAAAAGAACTCCGCACTCAAAAATTGGGCTTTAAAAAATGCGACCTTTGTCACCCTCGAAGTGCCACTCTATTCCGGTTCCCATCAAAGTCCAACACAGGGAAGCCAAGAAGAGGCCCATTCGGAGACGTCGCGTTGATCTACCCTGCGGCTGCTCTTATTATTTTGGGCTCAATTGCGCAAACCATGGATTTTCGCACCGGGGAACCCATCACTGCAACTCAGGCAGAGAATGGCGTATATATCTGGACGGTCAACAATCCCCTGTATTTCAAGATAACCCAGCACCACGAGAGACCGTTCTCGACGAACCACGACGTCATCACAGTCCAAGTCCAGTTCAATTACAACCTGAGGAAAGCGTTGGGGATACACAAATGTTTTCTAATCTGCCGAATCTGGACTCGTTTACATCCTCAGACCTGGCGTTTCTTAAGAGTATTTAAATACCAATGTATGAAATATCTAGACCGATTGGGAGTGATTAGTATTAATAATGTAATTAGAGCAATTAATCATGTATTGTGGGATAAACTCGAAGGCACTATTGAGGCCCAGTTTTCATATATAATAAAATTCAAACTTTATTAATTCTGAACAGAATCATAGAAGTAGATCCTGATTTTCAAAGTAGCATACACAGGGTTACTGGCATGAGTACATGCCATATACAACAACAACGCATTCTCAGTATGATTGTCATACTTCGCTGCCTCCTGATGATTATAGGTGACATGATTGTTAACTTTCATAAACTTCCTAACTAAAGCTTGCTCCTTACACGCATAGTCTCCACCAGTGACCGTTGCCTGAAATCGACGCAATACCTGGAAACGATCTCTATTATCGTTCTTCACAGTGGCAGTACTAGGCTCATTATCATACATACTAAACACCTGACCGAAATCTTGAGGAGTCCCAAACGGTCTCCGATCACGAACTAAAAAAAACATAACAGTGTTAGTGTGATTTTTCTTCTTAATGTTCTCATCCATCCAGACCTTACCCAGAACGTAAATCGACTTGATACAGAACCTCTTACCAACACGATGAGTCAGCCCATTACCACGAGTAACGTCGGACACACACAATACCTTACCTACATGGGCTACATCATGACGGGCTTCATAAGATTGGACCTTACACGGGCCTTCACATCCACGAGGAACATCAGGGCTTCTGTACATCCTGTACATTCTGGGTTTGCGATTCGTGGGCCTGTAAGTCCACGAACGCTTTCGATTTGTGACGAGGACAGTGGGGGCAGCAACACGAGTCATGCCTGGGCTGTCGAAGTTCAGCCGTCGGCGTACCTTGGATGCGGGAGTTGAAATGACTATATCGGCGGGTCGCTTCGACATAGTCACGAGATCGGATGACTGAAATTAAATCTCGGAGAAGATCGTATCCCACCGTATCAGGTGCGTATGTCTGCTCCAATAGTTGACAGTATTTAACCGCAAGCATACACCGCAGACCGTGAACGGTTTCTGGAAACTCATTCAGCAGTGGATCCCACATTTTATTTCCTTCATTACTTGCCCACTAAGTATTTATAGCGGGTTTTTTTTAAATTAGTTTTGAGGGAGCGTTTTGATTGGGGGACAAAAGCGCAGGCGGGGGTCCACCCTAAAAAATCGCGCGGCCATCCGGT